ATGACCGAGTGCCTGATGAAGATTGCAGCGGCGATGAACAAACTGGCCGACGATCTTGAAACCGAGAACAGTTCGATTGAAGACGAAACGCGGCCTGCGCCGCTGGGGGATTGACATGCTGACGACTGCACAACTGACGACGCTGAAGGCGGCGATTCTGGCGGAGACGAATGCGGGGTTTGTGGAGTACCGCACGCAGGGCGCTACGGGCGCGATGGCGGCGTTCTACAACGAACAAGCGGCGCCAGCCTTCTACGTTTGGCGCAGCAGCTACACGCCGGAGTTGATCGCAAATGCTATCGACGTTGGCATCACGCAGCTTGACGGGCTGACGGCCAGCAAGCGCGACTCGCTGCTTTGGTGGGCGAACCGACAGCATGATGCAAGGTTGGCACAAACGCAGGCCGCCATCAATGATCTGTGCGGCTCGCAAAACACGCTCAAGAATGCTGTGCTGGACGGCGCCAAGCGACCTGTCACCCGCGGCGAGAAGCTGTACTGCACAGGGGCCGGGACGCTGGCCGCGCCCGCCGCTGCAGGCTTTGAAGGTACGGTCAGCAATGCCGACATCGTGGCGGCGCTGGAGGTCTAAATGGCAACAACTGCAACCTACGCACAAGGCACCAGAAGCTCGGCCGTTCTAGCCCTTGGCACACTGGCGAGTGCGACCTACGTCACCTCAAGCGCTATTGACCTCGGGGCCACGATCCCGATGGACGTGACGTTCGAGATGGAAGCGAACGCCAACGGCACGCCTAGCGGTAACAAGCAGCTTGTGCTGTTCTGCAAGTTCAGCCTGGATAACACGAATTGGGGCAGCGGCCCTGAGAGCGGCACCACGGCGACGGAAGAAGGCGATCTGCACTTCATCGGCGCCATGCCGACAGTGGATACCAACGACCACCGGAAGTTTTTCAGCCTCGCAGGGTTGCCGATTGCGCGCTACTTGAAGCTGGTGGTCAAGAATGACCTCGGCGTCGCGCTCACCAGCGGCAACGTCTACAAGTCTGACATCACGATTGTCTCGACCTGATAAGGCTTCGCCGTGCTGATTCTTAATAGGCCGTGGACGAGGCAGCCGCAGGGGGTTGTAGAAGTTGACAGGACAAATCCGCTTGGAGCATTTGCAAGCGAAGTCTATGTTCCGTCGATTAGTGCGACGATAGTTCGCGGTTATCAAACATCGCGTATTTCAACGGCGACGGTAATCCCAACTTTGCAGGGATTGGCGTTGTCTACTACGGCGAGCAGTGTTCAGGGCGTAAAGATTGCGGACAACGCTGAAGACATTTTTAAAGGTTCATCTACAGCCACCATTGCGGTGCTGCGTAGATGCGTAGATACAACCGCTAGAAACAGCTCAATTTTCGGCTATGGAATCAACGAGGGCGCGGGAAACGTTGACCGCGTGCTTTGCCATGCTCCATATTCAGACGACACACTTTATTTTGACTTTGCGAATGCAGCGTCAGGCAGCGGGCGTGTATCTGTAGCGTTCACAAAAACTACAGCATGGGAAACATTAGTTTTTGTCGCCAGCACTAGCGGCTCTATTGGACGTGAAGTTTGGCGGAATGGCGTTAGGATTGCCAATAACACAAGCGCTACGTCAGTCAGGACTTCAGTAACTAACGCGCCTTTCTATGTTGGAAGTACATATTACGCCACGCCAGGAGTAACAACATCAGATGCAGGCGAAATAGCATTATTTGTGGTTTCGTCGAGTGCATGGAGACAACGAGAGATTGCTGAGTTTGCGCGCAACCCGTGGCAGATTATCAAGCCACGCCGCATCTACTTCCCCACCGCAGCGGCAGCGGCGGGCGTTCCAAATCTCTCGGCCAGCACCTACGTGCCCGGCTCGTTGACCAGCACCGGCTGGCGCCCGCAAGTCACGGCAAGCTGACATGGCAGTTACCCTCTACTGGATTGTTCAGGCCGACGCAACGGCCACGCCAACGGGCGCGCAGATCGTCGCCGGGCAGGACGGCACGGGCGCGACGGCGCTCGCATCCGGTAGCGAGGCGTACACCAGCGCGGGAAACTACAGCGAAGCCAGCGCGATCACCGGCCTGACGGCTGGCACGCCATACGAACAGTGCTGGGTTGCCTACGATGGCAGCACATACAGCAGCGTTGCGACGGCGACGATCACGACGCATTCTGTTCTTGATGGGCAAGCAACAACTGTCTCAACAGGAACAACGACAGCGGCGATTAGCGTAGCCCTGTCAGGTTCTTCATCGACGGTTTCTACCGGCACAGTTGTACCAACACAAGCTGCAACGGTTAGTCTTTCGGGACAAACGACAACTGTCTCAACAGGAACAACGACAGCGTCAATAGCTGTAGCCCTGTCAGGTTCTTCATCGACGGTTTCTACCGGCACAGTTGTACCAACACAAGCTGCAACGGTTAGTCTTTCGGGACAAACGACAACCGTCTCAACAGGAACAACGACAGCGGCAATTAACGTAGCTCTGTCAGGTTCTTCATCGACGGTTTCTACTGGCACAGTCGTACCAACGCAAGCTGCGGTTGTTGACCTGACCGGGCAAGCAGTTACAACGTCGGCAGGAACGCTAACGTCATCGACAACCACATCGGTTGCGCTGGCCGGCGAAGCTGTTACTGTTTCTGCAGGGACGCTGGTTGCGACCCAAGGCAACATTGAATTACTGACGGGCGCCAGTGCCACGGTTTCTGCGGGCACGGTTGTTCCTTCTCTCACGGTTGCTCTGACCGGCGCTTCATCGACGGTTTCAGCAGGGACGGTTTCTCCAAGTCAAGCTACAGTTGTTGCCCTGACCGGCGCCTCAGTTACGGTTTCTGCGGGTACGGTGGGGATCACTGTTGCCGCTACTGCGGCACTTTCTGGTGTCCAAGCTGAAGTTTTTGCTGGCACAATGGCGCTACCCAACAGTGCCACCGTCGCGTTGTCTGGTGCGGCTCTCACAATCTCGCAAGGAACGATCTTTTTGCCCGGATTCTGGAGTCCCGTCGTGGACACCAACGCAAATCTGTGGATACCTGTTGTGGATACAGCCCCGAATGCGTGGGCTGAAATAAATTGAGAATGCCATGCCTTCGACTTTTACATCTTCTTTGCGGCTTGTAAAACAAGCGACAGGCGAGAACACTGAAACTTGGGGGGATATCTTTAATCAGCAATTTGCTGATTTGATCGATGTCGCTATTTCTGGGTACGCGTCTATTGCTATGTCTGATGCGGATAAGACGCTTACAAATCTAGAAGGTGCCAGTGATGAAGCTCGGTACATGTTCTTGCGTTTCACGGGGACGCTTACGGCAAACCGAAGAATCTTTGTTCCTGCTAGCTCAAAACTGTACTTTGTAGTAAACGACACTTCTGGTGATTTTTCTCTTGTCGTAAAAACGGCTTCTGGTTCCGGCGTAGAAGTACGCAACGGTGCTGCTGTTATTGTTTTTTGCGATGGCACAAACGTACGTTATGGGTTCACCCAAGTACCGAGTGACTTGGTTGTTGGCGGCGAAGATGGTGAGACTGGTAGCGGCGGACTCGACGGTACGGACGGCGCTACTGTAGGCTACCTTGAGATTCCGCAAAATTCGCAGTCAGCGGATTACACGTGCGTTCTGGAAGATTCTGGTAAGCATATTTATCACCCTGATGGGGATACTGCTACTAGGACATGGACAATACCCGCCAATTCGTCGGTAGCATACCCCCTCGGTACAGCTATCACGTTTCTTGTTGACCTCGGCGCAGGCAACATCACGCTTGAGATTGCGTCAGACACGCTAGTTTTGGCACCATCCGGCGCTACTGGTACGCGCACGTTAAACGCACCAGCTTCAGTCACAGCAGTAAAAGTCGCTGCTACACGGTGGATTATTAGCGGTTCTGGAATCGTCTAAAAATGGCCGCTACGCAACAAGCGCTGTTGATGGCAAGTGACAACGCAGTCACTGTTCCAGAGGCGTGCGAAGCTGATCCCTACTACTCCTGTGGCCCCACAAACGACCCGTATTGGGCGAATGTGGTGTTGATGCTGCATATGGATGGGACGAATGGGTCTACTACGTTTACGGATAGTAGCAGTCTTAGCAGAACACCAGCAACAAACACAAATGTAGCTATAACCACGGACCAAAGCAAGTTTGGTGGAGCGGCTGGTGAGCGAACAGCCGGAAGTGCAATTCTTGAGTATGCATATAGCACTGATTTTTCATATGCTGGATCAAACGCTTATACGATTGAATTTTGGTTGTTTTTGCAAGAAGCGGGGGCTACTGAAGTTTATTTTCTTGGGCAACGCTCTGGAACAGGCAAGTATTTCCGCATAACAACAGCGGAAACAATGTTCTTTCGAGCGGATGGGGCTGCTGAATTATCTTTTGGAACAATTCCAAAAGATGTGTGGACGCATATTGCCGTTTCATGCGATACAAGTACGGTTAGATCATTTGTTAATGGAGAAGAAATAAGCAGTGCCGCAGCATCATCTTATACTGATACAACCACTACGGCCCTTTCTATCTTTTCAGCGTCAGGTCTTTGGAGTACAGCAGGACTTGTTGGGTATCTGGATGACTTACGTATCACAAAAGGAGTCGCCCGCTACACTGGCAATTTCAATATCCCGACAGCGGCGTTTCCTGATGCGTTGGATAGCGCATGGTTCCGCACCATGCAGAATACCGTTGATGCATACGCGGCGAATACCGTGTTGCAACTCCATATGGAGACAGATTTTTCGGACAGCAGTAGCTACAACAGAACTCCTACAGTTAACGGTAACGCCACGATAGCGGGTACAGCAAACCGATTCAATCTCGGTGGTGGTGTGTTTGACGGTACAACAGACTACGTGCAGTATCCGAATAGTGCCGATTTCCAGTTTGGCACTGGAGATTTCACTGTTGAATTCTGGGTTAATACTGCGTCTATCACGAACGGTCCCTATATTGTTTCTTTTCGAGACGGGACAAATCAAGGTTGGTATGTAGTTTTTGCTTCAACGTTATCTGGGGCGCCATCGTTCTATTCAAACGGTCCCGTAAACGGGCTATCGTTGACAACCAGTGGCGCTCTAGCAAATAATGTTTGGCGACACATTGCATTTTCGAGAGTTTCTGGTGTACTTTATGGTTTTATAAACGGGATTGCTGGTGGTAGTGTAGCAAACACCGTAAATTATTCGGGTGTCGCATCGGCATTAGCAGTCGGTGCGGATTACAACGGCACTAACAGTCTAACTGGTTTTGTTGATGACGTACGCATTACCAAAGGTGTAGGCAGATATACGGCGAATTTTGTACCTGACGGAGAACGTGGGCGAACAGTTCTATCCCTGCATGCTGAAGACACAGACGACTCGTCTTGCTACCAGCCAAAGACTGTCACACTGACTGGCAGCGCGGCGGTTTCAACAGCAGAAAAACAGTTCGGCACAGCTTCATTTTCTGTTGCTAACGCTGGCACAAGTACAGCAAATGGTGTGGTCATCACGGATCACATGGATTTTGACTTCGGTACAGGCGATTTCACCATCGAGATGTGGGCATATCATTCATCGAATGATTACGCCGGGACGCTGTTCTACTACACCGAAAGCTCTGCTTTCTCGCTTGTTGTAGCCGCAACGACAGGACTTGTCACCCTGAATTACAGAAGTAGTGGTGGTGCGCAAGCTAATATCGCAACAGGTGTCGTATTTCCTTTGACAACATGGCAACAGGTTGTTGTGCAGCGCCGGGGTACGAATTTTGAGTTCTACCTCAACGGCGTGCTGGGAAATACAACCGCTATCACGGGCGGCGCATCTTCGACGGTAAATTCTACTGGCGACTTCTACTTAGGGCGCACAAACGCATCTAGTGCGTTGACGTGGGCTGGCTACATCGATGAAGTTAGGATTACTAAAGGAGTCGCCCGCTACCCAACCGCATTTACTCCCCCCGCGCAACCAAACTGCGACAGTGTAGTCCCAGGAAACATCGTTGCCGTTCCCGGCACGTCTCCGTTGACGGGCATGTCGGTTGCGGTGCAGCAGCAAACTATTGGGGATCAGAACGGTGCTGTGGCGCTTAGTGGGGTTAGTGCTACAGTGAATGCTGGTGGGCTTTTTTCGGATTCCGTCACATCGAGTAAAACAGTTGCGTTGCTTGGGCGAAGCGTCACGGTTTCTCGTGGTACGCTTTCGGTTCCAAAATACCCAAATCTAGTCAATTCGGTAACACCTTCTTTTTTGGTAACTTCTCCGACAGTAGCAAGTTTGACTGTTACGTTTAGACCTGATGGCACATGGACAGCGATTGACGGAGAAGGCGCCACACGTATTTCCGGAACGTGGATCGACACAACGCAGACGGCGTATGCAATCACGTCTATTTCACACCAGTACAGAGTTGTTGCGGTGAGTGTGTTTGTTGGGTACGCTCCGTACTACTCATACCCAACAACTCCGTTTACCCTTTCTTCAGATTTTGTTTTTGTTGCTCAAAACCTTACGTACGTCACAACAGTAAATTTTGATTTTCAAATTACAATAAGCCCAACTAGCACAAATCCTCGGTATGCAGAAGCGTTTTATTCTGGAACACACCGAATTACGGTAGCAATAGAGTTGAATTGATAGCGTAAAAAATGACAATCACAAAAGTCCAGTTCAAACCCGGCATTCGTCGGGAAGGTACTTCTTTTGCCGAAGAAGGAAGCTGGTACGATTGCGACAAGATCAGGTTTCGTGCTGGGCGCCCTGAAAAGATCGGTGGATGGACGACGTATACAACGGCTACATTTAAAGGCGTTGTTCGTGTTATGCACAATTGGTCTTTGCTTGATGGCAAAGATTGTCTCGCGCTCGGTACAAGTAAGAAGTTCTACATCGAGTATTCTGGCAGCATTTATGACATCACGCCGATTGTCTACAGTGCTACTGGCGGAACTAACCCAATCACTTCCGGCGCTGCCGGCACAGCTACGCATACGCTGACAACTCCAGGGGCGCATAATGCGTCTATCGGAGATACGTTGCAGCTTAGTGGAGTTACCGGCGATTGTGATGGCATTGTTGTTGATACGTACAACAACCCGTTTACTACAAAAACGGCAGGGTCTAAGCTTGTTCTCGTAACTACAACAAACCCTCACTATGCGGCTGTTGGCGATAGTGTCGTGATTTCTGGGGCCACTGGTTTTGATGGGATTCCTACAGGCGATTTAAACACAACGCATACAATTATTGAAGTTGCTTCGGCAACGACGTACTGTATTGCAGTCGCAACAGCATGTACTGCTGGTGGCATAACGGGTGGTGGCACGCCCGTAACAGCAAAATATCAAGCGCGAATCAACCGCTCTTTTACAATTGTCGATGTGCCGTCAGGAACCACGCTGACCTTTACAACGGATACTGTATGCACCACAGGCGGTGTTGCTTTTGGCGGCGCTGCAGTGTCAATCAAGATCGAGCTTGAATCGGGCTTCACACTCAACGCATTTGGCGGTGGGTGGGGTACTAGTTACTGGTCACGGGGACCGTGGGGCGGGTCTATCTCGTCTACAGTTTCAGGTATTTCCCTGCGCATCTGGAGTGTTGACAACTACGGCGAGGATTTGATTTTCTGTCGGCGCGACGGTCAGATGTTCTATTGGGATGCCACGAACGGGCTAGACACAAACGCCGTTCTGGTATCCAGTCTCCCCGGCGCCAATGAGGTTCCTACACAAACTAGTATTGTACGTGTTACCGAAGACAGGCACGTATTAGCAATCGGTGCAACAAACCGCCTTAGTGCGCTGTTTGATCCGTTGTTGATTCGGTGGTCTAACCAAGAAGATTTTCTTGAGTGGGAGCCTTCGGCAACCAACACTTCCGGCGCTATTCGCATCCCGCTTGGCAGCTACGTAATGGCGGCTATTCACGCGCGTCAGGAAATTCTTGTTTGGACAGACAGGTCTCTACACTCGTTGCAGTTCATCGGCCCACCGTATATTTTTGGTATCCAAACGCTTGCGGAAAATACAAGTATCGCTGGCCCAAATGCGGCAATCAACGCAAATAATGTCACGTATTGGATGGGGACTAACAAGTTCTGGATGTATTCAGGACGTGTTGAAGCCATGTCTTGTGATGTTCAGCGGTACGTGTTTGATAACATAAACTTTGGGCAATTGCCGCAAACGTACGCAGCGGCAAATCCGCAGTTTGCTGAAATCACGTGGTTTTACTGCGATAGCACATCGTCGCAAATCAACAGGTATGTAACGTACAACTACGAGCAAAACATTTGGACAATAGGTTCGATGGCACGTACAGCCATGCAGTTCTGCCAAGGGCGCAGCGGGCTTCCTTACGCTGCTGGCGGTGGCTACGATAGCGACAACGGAAAGCTGTATAAGCACGAAGTTGGGTATGATGACGGTTCCACAAACCCGCCAACAGCCATTGAAGCATACATTGAATCTGCTGATTTTGGCGTTGCGGACGGAGATAAACTGATTTTTGCAGATCGCATCATTCCAGACATTACATTTGCGCGCTCTACTGTCGATGATCCTACTGTGGATGTCACTGTCGAAGCTAAGAAATTCCCGGGGCAGAGTATACAGTCTTCAGATGCACGTACGGTTTCTAAATCAGTCACGGGCACAGTAGATCAGTTTACGACACAGATGTGGGCTAGGCTACGCGGAAGAGAAATGCGGATAAAGATTTCCTCTACAGGCATCGGCGTATGCTGGTTGTTGGGTACGATTCGCATTAATATCCGACAAGACGGAAGGCAGTAAATGTCTATACAATTTGTTCCTCTGCCGATTCCGCCAAAAGACTACAATCAGCAATACTTCAACGAATTGCTGCGTGTGCTTAATCTCTATTTTAGAACAATACAAAACCCGGGCGATAGCGTAGTCAACACTCTACGCATTTTAAACTTGCCAACCTCAGATACAGATTTACCATCAGGGTCTGTTTGGGTTGATACTACGGCCAGCAACGCTTTGAAGATCGTCCCATGAAAATTCCTGCCATCCTCTCCCCGCGCGGCTACGCTGCTGGCGGCATCGCGTCTATGCCCGGGCGCCACATTGGCGGTCCTGGGGATGGTATGTCGGACTCGATTCCATCCAGTATTGATGGGCAAGACCCCGCTGCACTGTCTTCCGGCGAATTTGTGGTGCCTGCCGACGTTGTTTCTTTCCTAGGAAACGGTGACAATGACGCGGGTGCTGCCGTCTTGGACAAGATGGTAGCCAAGATCAGGCAAGCGAAGACCGGGCGCGCTTCGCAGCCCCCGCAGATTGATCCCGCGCAATTCATGCCGAGGTAAATATGGCTACAGACCCGTGGGCAGAAATTCTGGCGCAGATCAGTCAGATGAAGGCATCTCCTGTTGATCTACGCGCGTCTATGCAGAGCAACCCGAATGATCCGAATTCGGGGTCGGGAAGCGGTGGAACAAATTTGGCATGGGGCAACGTGCCGGGGCTTGCACAGTTCTATTCATATGATCAGGCAAACAACCAAGAAAACTTCAACCTAGCGGCGGCGCTGCCAGAAATTGAACGGTTGGGTTATACCGTCATGCAGGGTTTTAATCCTGCTGGAGAAGCATCAGGAACGTGGGTGGTAGGCCCCGATGGAAAGCCTATTGCTCAATCTGCGTATCTGACAGGCACGAATGATGACAACTTCAAGATTGCCTCACAACTGGCTTCCGCGCTTGTTGGTAATGCTGTAGGAGGTTGGGCTGCTGCGGGCAATAACACAATGGGCGGCGCAGCTTCTGGTGGTATAGATTCTCTTACCGGCGGCGGCACTGATGCAATGCTAGATGCAGCAGGAAATCAGGTCCCGTTGAATATGGCGGCGCTTGAGTCCGGGTTGGGTACTCCTGGCTATGGGTACAATGCCGCTGCTGGGACATCAGGTATGTTTAATCCTGATGTCATTGGCTCTGGTGCAGGGCTGATGTATGGGCCAGGTGGGGCGATTGTTCCCTACGACCCTGCGGCTGTTTCTGCGATGACGGCGAACGATGCTGTTAAACCCGTAAACACAAAACCAGCTTCGGAGTGGACAGACGCAGAATGGGATGAATACCTGAACTCTTCTGATCCAAACCTAAATGCGCCTACAAACGCACCAGTAACAAGTGAAACAGTAGACGTTATCGGACAAAGAATTCCTACTGTAAATGCTGGTGCTGCTGTTGGCGCCGGTATAGGTGCGACATTGCCGAATTATGGCAATGAAGGCAACAACTATCCGCCTTCTACGAACAACCCAGACTACGGTAATGAAGGTAGAAATTACCCAACACCTGAGTCTACACAAGGGCCGGGTGGTTCTCCTGTCAACGCTGGACCTACACCAGATTGGAGTAGTTCAATCAAGGATTGGGTGCTGAAGAATCCGAAA